CTGGCCGCTCTGCTGGGTGTCCTCATCAAAGAGGCGCTCCAAAAAGACTATTAACTGAGTCTTCTTCCCAGATCCGGATTTCCCGGGTTAACTTCGTACTAAGAAAACTTAGACGGGGTCTGGCGAGTTTATCTTCATTCAGAGGCATACGTCCATGGCAAATCGCCGCAACTACACTGTCAGCCTATCGGGCACGCAGTACTCAACGAACCCCACCACTGGTGTGGTTCTTACGTCTACTGTCGTGAATGCTAGGCGGGCTGGTCGTAGTGCGAACGATACACGTCGGGCTAAACCCGTCGGCCGGTTTATTAGACCAACCGCGTATGTTATGAATGAGTACAGTGAGTCTTGGGCCACCGGTACCTTCTATTCTTATTCGAAGAACGGAGGGTATAGTAACCTGCTTTCCGGCGTCCTCGCTGGGGCTTCATCGCCTCAGTCGCTGATGTCGTCGAGTGGTGGTGGGTTAACCGAGAACATCGACGGTACTCTGTCGAATAAGGCCCTCATGCAGGCGCGTAACAAGTTAAAGGCCCAAAAGGTCAACCTTGGACAAGCGTTTGCTGAGCGTCGGCAAGTGTCGTCTCAGATGCTTCAAACCGCTAAGAAACTAGCCTGCGCGATGACTAACCTCAAACGAGGTAAGCCGTCGGCTGCGGGGGCCTGCCTAGGAATAGGTGGGCCCGCAAAGACCGCGAAATCAATTGCGGATCAATGGCTGGGATTGCAGTACGGTTGGAAGCCCTTGCTTTCTGACATCCATGGGGCTGTATTGGCTTTGGAAGCCAAAGATAGCTCTGAGTGGATGGTAACATGCAAGGGGAAGGCGGTGAGTCGGTTATCTGACAATAAGCAGTATGGAAATGTTGGCTCTGTCGCTGCGTGTTTTAGCGACATCCACATAACCAAGGGCTGTTTTGTCAGGATCGACGCATCACCCGCTTCATCCGCGGTAGCTACAGCTGCCTCACTAGGTCTGACCAATCCCGCTCAACTCGCATGGGAATTACTTCCCTATTCCTTCGTCTACGACTGGTTCCTACCGATTGGGGATTACCTCAATCAGCTGGATTCATGCGCAGGCTGGGACATTCGCGGGTTCTCCTCTTCGGATTATGTTTTAGCCGAATGGAGATGGACGGGTCGTAGCACTTCATCAACGGCAAACGGCGGGACGTCCTATCATAATGTTTGGACGGCTCGACGCCGGTCGGTGACTGTAAATCGAAGTGTTAATACGTCGGTACCGTTTCCCATCCTTCCTTGGATTAAGGATCCGGTAACTTCAGGCCATGTCAAGAATGCGCTAGCGCTCCTTGCGCAAGCGTTCCTTTAACAGTGTCATCACTCGAGGTAACAGGCAATGCCTGCAATCGCAAATCAGTCCGTCAATGACGGACAGGCGACCCCGGTCGCTCACACCTTCGCCGTTGTTACTACGGATGGCAAGACCGCGAAATTCGCGGACAAGTCTCCTGGTATCCCGGCTGGTTATATCCGCATCTCTGATGAGGCGCGGGAACCTGCTGGGTCGTCTGGCGCGTATCGACGTATTCTGTCGTTCTCGCTCCCCACGACGGCTGTGGTTGATGGTGTGACGAAGGTGGTGCGTACGAGTTCCGCGCAGTTGGTTTGGAACTTCGCCCAAGACTCCACGGATCAGGAGCGCAAGGATCTTGTGGCTTATAGCCTCAACTTCCCTGGCCTGGCAACGGAGAAGGCGTCGATTTGGGGTCTGGAGCCGTGGTTCTAAGAACCACGTTCAGACTTGAATCGTCGTCGCAATCCTGAGCTGGCAACGCAACTGAGCGGTGTCCCTTTGGGAACCGCTGCTATGAGGATATTCCTATGGCTAATCTCCGTGGTCGCAGTCTACGGACTGCTTTCGTTGGTTGTGCTCCGTCCCTCGCTCGTTTACACGAGAAGCTCGACTGGGCCTTTGGAAGCTCCCCTGAAAAGGGAAGTGTCCGAGGTGTCCCAGGCGGGGGTTGTGTGCGTCCCACTGAAGGAGAGCATCGATGCACCGTAATTCCGTGCGTAAGCGCAAGCCCTGTTGGGCCTGTGTTCACCTATGGAACATTATCCGACGCCGCACCAGATCAAATCGGTGAGGTGGAGGAATTCGGTATTCGGTACTTCCTTTCGGAGTGGCTCTCCAAGTTGGACGACGGTAAACCGTCGCCTGATAAAGAGAAAACCACTTGGGAACGCTTCAGCCAGGCGGAGGAGTCTTGTAGACGGGCTAATGCCTCGATTCGCAGTTGGAGGGAAACCTCCTACGCGTCAGAAATTAATCTGGCACGAAAGATCTGCGACATGGTACTCGGCCCGTTTAACTGGGACTTTGCAGCGAAAAGTTTTGGGTGGGGCCCTGGGGCAACCACTCGGATCTCCCGACGTAAGTCGGACGCCGCGCATAAATACTGCGGTACACCGCAGACAACGATCGGTAATGCGATCCTGGCCGACGCCGTTTTAAAATCTAATCCTCTGTGGAGTCGGGAACTTCCCGACCTCACCGAAGAGGAAGGCGTTGGAAAATGTCACATTGTTCCAGGTAATCGCATCGTCACTGTTCCGAAGAACTACAAGACGGATCGCACCATAGCTATCGAACCCTGTATGAACATATATGTCCAGAAGGGGATAGGTGGCTATATGCGTAGCAGACTGTCGAGGTTTGGGGTTGATCTAGATGATCAGTCCCATAATCAGAGGTTAGCCCTTATAGGCTCGCTTTCTGGTCTCCTTGCAACTGTAGATATGAGTATGGCCTCGGACACTATTTCACGTGCCGTGGTCGACTTGTTGATCCGTCCCGATTGGGCAGACGCTTTAGGGCAAAGTCGCAGCCCGTTCGGAGTCCTTCCTTCTGGTGAGAAAATATTTTACCAGAAGTTCAGTTCAATGGGGAATGGGTACACGTTCGAGCTTGAGACGTTGATTTTCTATAGTCTCACTTTGGCGGTTACACATCTCCTTGGATTGGAGGTACATCGAGTGTCGGTATATGGGGATGATGTTATTGTCCCCAGTGCCGCGGTCGACCGTCTGTATGGCCTCTTGTCTTTTCTGGGATTCACTCCAAATGAGAAGAAAAGCTATGCGGTCGGCGGCTTTCGGGAAAGTTGTGGTAAACACTTTTTCCGAGGCTTCGATGTAACGCCGTTCTACGTTAAAAAGACTCCAAAGAGTCTTCTCGATCTGTTCAAGTTGCATAACCAGGTTTTCCGCTACGAGAAACGTGCGGAAGCTTGGTTGGGCGCTTGGCGGGTCGAAAGGCTCCGAGAAGTGCGACGCTGGTTGCGATCTTTTGCACCAGCTAGCTGGCGTAGACCCTCTGTGTTGGATGGGATTGGTGACGGCGGCTTCGTCGGTGAATTTGACGAAGTTCTGCCCGTTCGCGCCCATCGTGGTTGGGATGGATGGTTTTGTAAGGCCATCGTCGCGCAACCCGTACATGACGAGGAGTTATCCTCGCATGGTATGCTCGTGAAGTCTCTCAGTCTACTAGAGAGGGTGAGCGGGAAGCCTCGTTGTCTGTTTACAGACGCGGAGGAAAGCAGGGTTCTCCCCATTAAGGGAGAGCGGTACCGGCAAGCGAAGATCTTCATATCGTCTTCGCAAGCTAGGCAACAGTGCACCTGCTCGTCGTGCCTTTTGGCACGGGGCATTTTGGCTGAGTAACTTCCAGCCTGGGTCGGTAGGTCATTGACCTCCTTGTGAGGATAGCTGCC